AGTAAAGGAGATACTATGACAACAGAAGTAATGACCAAGCAGGACACCGCCTACGTTGACCGCTTCATGATTGAGAGTGCCTGGGATGAGCAGGTGCAAGCCGTTGACAGGTGGGAATGGCTTGCCGAACACAATCAGCCCGCAGACGTTATCGAAACCGCATGGGACGAAGTAGAGGAACGCACCGCCGACGCCATGCGCCTTGAGGAGCTGTACCGCGAACAGTTTGAACAGGAGGTGTGCTAATGAAACAGATTGCCCTAATCCACGTGAACGGCACAACACTTATTGACCAGGACGTTCTGCAGAAGCACTGCACCCACCAGCGCACCGGCGTTATGACAATCGGCGACCAGTACATTTACGGCGGTGACCTGATTGACACCCGCCGCGAAGTGCTGTACTGCCCGGACTGCGGCGCAACCCTGGACGAACCCGAATCAACCGACGAGATACCGTTTTAGGAGAAGCCATGATTGAACTTTTACCCCTGCTAATTGTAACGATAGTGCTGGCGGTGATTGCCAGCGTAATGACCGTGAAAGATATGAGTGACAAGGAGAATTGAAATGACAAACGCAATCGAAGTGTACCAAAGTTATGACCAGTTGGAACGGGCAGCAATCGTGCTGCAGAAATCAGGCTATTTTCAGGACGTGAAAAGTGAAGCGCAGGAAAGATAACGATTGGAAAAGGAGATAAAACCCTTGACTTTTGTGACCGGCGGGTGTAAAATAATAAGTGCCAAGAGTTACATTACCGAAGTGAACATACCGCCGCTTTTACCGTGTGACTCTTGGCAGGGATCACTTCTTGGTGAAGGCGGCGGTTTGTTGTTATGGAGTGTTATAATGCCAAAGCTGGGTGATATTACGACAAGGGATAAGGTTGGGTTAGCCGGAAGATCTAAAATTATTTGGGCTGCCTGTCCTGAATGTGGTAAGGAAAGATGGGTAATGCTGAGTCTATACAAAAAGCGCGACGGAAAAGTGTTTTGCCCGCCATGTATCGGCAGGAGAACGGTAAATCAAAACAATCTTAGGTGGTGGAATGAGGGCGAACACAAAGAGGGTTGCCAATGTGCGAGATGCGCAGATCAATGGGGCGAAAATAATCCAAGCTGGAACGGTGGAGTAAGCTATCAGGGTGGATACAAAACTATAAAAATATATCCAGACAATCCCTATTATGAAATGGCTGACGGCCGAGGGTATGTTATGGAACACAGGTTGGTTATTGCAGAGAAGATGGGCAGGGTGCTTGATAGCAATGAAACCGTTCATCATATCAACGGCATAAAAGATGACAATAGATTAGAGAATTTGGAGGTGTGGTGGGGTAATCACGGTAAGGGAGTAAGAGTGAAGGATATGTTAGCAAGTTGGGCGAAGTTGTACGATTTCCATTGTGAGTGTTGTAAATATAAAGGAGAAAATAATGAATAGCATAATTAGTTATAACGAATCAGAATACAAAGTAATGACAAGCATTGCCAGCCAAATGGTAAAGAGTGGATATTTTAGCGACGTTCGCGACGTATCAATGGCAATCGTGAAAATTCAGGCAGGCAAGGAGTTGGGAATTCCACCATTCGCCGCCATGTCTGGAATACATGTTATCCAAAACAAGCCCGTGTTGGGTGCAAACGTGATCGCAACGCTGGTGAAGAATGACCCCCGCTACGATTACAAAATCAAGTTATGCAACAATGATTCATGCCTTCTGGATTGGTATGAAGACGGCAAATGCGTGGGGCAGGCAGGCTTTACGTTTCGTGAAGCGCAGGACGCTGGGCTTGCCACGAAGGACAACTGGAAGAAGTACACCAGCGATATGTTATTTGCAAGGGCAATCAGTCGTGGCGCTCGCAGATTTGCACCCGGTATTTTCGGCGGCTCGCCCGTGTACACCCCTGACGAAATGGGATTGGATACCGACGAAGAAGGCTACATTGACGCCCAGACAATCACCATTGAAGCACCCGAAATCGTTGACGAACCCGTTGCCGAAGCTGAACCCGAACCCGTTGAACCGATGACAATCGAAAAGGCATGTGCGACCCTGAACAGTGAAGATGTCCCCTACGGCGAAATTGACAGCGACAAGCTATCCATGATGACAATCGGGATTAACAAAGCCCTGAACAAAAAGACCACAACACCTGATGACCGCAAGGTGTATGAAGATAAATTGCAAGCCATTAAGGTGATATTGCAAGCACGGGCTGATGGAAGCCTGGCATCATAGCTTGATGCTCATTTTATCTCCTCCCATAACAGCGGGCTGCCGACGACGGGGTGCAGGGCAGCCCCAATCCAACACAAAGCCCCTTGATTAAGGGGCTTTTCGTGTATATTAATAATCAGCGTGTACCAATAAAATAGTACAGTGGAGCTGGCGGCAATCGAAGCCGCGTCATTTCCGTTCGTTGATTAATTCAGCAACAATCGGAATTGGTTGTCGGTTGGATTTTATTTAATATTATTCCTTATAATATCCCCACGCCCATTTACCGCTTGGCAGTCGCACCTGTTCCCGCTTCAGCTTGCCATCCCTGACAAGTTTATCCAGGCGGTCAATCGCTGCCCTGCGTGTCACGCCCGCTTTTTGTGCAAGCATCATAGACGTAACGTGTTTCTTGGGATTGAAGGCGGGATAATCGTAGTCTGAAACAAGTTCGGATAACAGGTCATATTCTTCTGGGGTGATTTTCATAAGCTAAAACTCCTCGACTTTCGCGTCCTCAACTTCCAGTATTTCAGGATAAACGGACGCCGCACCGGACTTCAGCACGTCAAAGCTAATCATGCCGATTGTGTTGATATCATCGTTGGCAGCCACTCGATTCCCGAAGTGCGTCTTCAACTGCCAGCAAGGCGTCTGACATCCATAGATTGTTTTGTTGCGCCCGTAATAATAAGCCTGTGTGAAGACGTGATTGTGTGAGCGGATCACGAAATCAGGGATATCCCGCTGGTAATCAAGCCCCGAAAAGTACATGGACTTCAGGGTGTTGTAAATCCCGTTCTCAGTTGTCCATGCCCGTGACCCCCGTGAAAAGCCGTGATGCACGATAGAAAAAAGACGCCCGTTCACCGTGCGCCTTAGTTTCTGAAAGTGATACCTGCCGTCCTTGCGCCCTTGCGAATCAGGACGAAACGGGACAACGCCCTCAAGGTCGCGCCCTATCTGTTCGATATGCTCGCCTTTTTCGTGCGCGCTTGTGCCTCTGACAAGGTACATACAATCACCGCGTTTCGGCTGGTAGTCCACAATTCCCATCCATTCATCTATCAGGGATACGGACATATCAATCATTTCCTGCGGATTCTTGGTGATAATCTGCGGCGTGTCGTGGTGTTCGTTTTCGATAGGCTCGCCGTTCAGAATAATCACAAGCCGCTTGCGGTTGCGCCCATCGGATAACAAATCCTTGACTTGCTTTGCGCTGTTCACCCACTGGCGGTAAATAATCATCTGTGCGGGGCTGGCATGAAATGTCCCCCCTTCATACAAATTCCACTTGGGGGGACATAAAGCGACGGTGGACCCGACTTGCATGTCGGATATCACCGCGACGACTGTATCCTTGTTCTGCATAGATTGTCCTTTCGGTTGGTGGCCGTCTTGGTTAGTGTTGTCGGATGCGCAGGGTCATGGATTCTTCCTTGACACGCCCTGCGCTGGTGGTGATCTTGCATCCAATATCGTAGGATTGCCCGGCAGTACCGCCGGATATCCAGTATGTTATCACGCCTGACGATTCGCTGGTTGCCGTTGTCCCGCTGCCCTCTGTCAAGCCCGTCGGCACGGTCAGGGTATAGCTTGCAATCGTCTCGCTTGTGGCAAGCCAGGTCGCCCAGTCAAAGGCATAGTCCAGAACATCATCGGGGTCTTTCGTGTTGATTTGTGCCATAAATCCTCCTAAGTTGAACAGGCGGGTATCGTGTAAGTGCGTGATTCCGCCGGTATCGTGTAAGTGCGGGTTTCGGCAGGGATAACATAACTGCGGTCGTCAGGCGTTCCCGTCACCGTGATGCTGGATACGCCGGAATACAGGTACAGAAGCGCAAAGCCCATCGGCACGCTTGCGTTAGCACCGGCAACTTCTGTTACTTCATTCCCGCTTCCGTCTGATGGGATGGTATAAGTTCGGCAGGTCATACAGGACCCCCGTCTTGAATCGTCCATAAGTGTGTTCCTGTTAGCACATTTCTCGCCGCCTCTGCTGCGCCTCCCCCTGTATACTTTGTTGTACCAAACTGCATAGTTACATTATTTTGCAAATTGGGTGATTGTGCCGCCCATCCAATCAAGGTTGCATCATAATTGGTGGTTGTTAGTGCTGAAGTGCCAGATTTGAAGGCTGTACCATATTTAACATTCCCAATGTTCCAATTTGCGAAACTACAATTAAGCATATTGGTATAGTAAAACATGTAATCAAGCCTTTCGATATTTGATGTGTCGAAATTGCTAACATCACCATTAAAAGCCCTTGCTTCGTAAAACATCTGGTCACATCGTGTAATATTAGAGGTAAACCAATAGTTAATGTTCGGAACATCCAGTAATGAATAACCTGTACGTCTAAATGCTCGGTAAAAGCTTGTTACTCCAGTTAAGTCTGGTATATCCTCTGCGGTTACTTTCAAATTATAACAACTATAAAAATACTCCCCGCCATTTCCAAAATTAAATCCACTATTACCCCATTGCAAAATTTCGATTAGTTTTCTTGGGTCTCCTCCAGTCGCAGTGCGCCATCCCTTGCACATCCCGTCAATAACAACTTGATAGGTTCCAGCACTTGAATAGGTGTGTAATTTATTAGCGTCATCCCAAGCGGTGATGTGGTCTGAGTTTCCATCGCCCCAATAAACATCAAAATCATAAGTTCCGCCGCTAACTAACCCAAGCGTAATCTGGTCATCATTTGAGACGCCCGTATTGTCTGTTTTCCATTTGGTAATAAATGGTTTTGTGCTCACTACCGCTAATTTTCCGCTGACACCAAGTAAAGCCAACTTATTTGCCATCGTTACGCCTTGTATCCTGCGGCACTAACCTGAACGGTTGCGCCTGTGGTTTCGCATACTGCATAGACTGCTGTGTTCGCTGTGAACTTCAAAGGTACTGGGAATGTAATTGCAAAGCCACCTCCTGCCTCGCAAGCATAACCTCGCCACATCGTTGTTCCACCAGAACCATCCGTTACCTTGACAACCGTTCCTGTGTCGGCATCGCTGTTGGTGACCATAAGGCTTGTAAGGTAAATCACAACCCCTGCGCCCTGTGCGGCAATTACACTTGTGGCTGTTGTATCTGTAATGTCTGCCGTTGCGCCTGACACGAAATTCGCTGGTTGTGCATAAGGTGCAACCGTACCCATGTTATTCGTTCCCGCTGGAATTGCGCTCGCAATATCTACCTGCATTTCCGTTCCGCTTATTGCGTTGTCAATGATTTCCACCGCCGCTTGAATAGCATCAAGGACAGCGTTATCGGTTGCGGATAGATTCGCCGTGACCGTGCCTGATACCGGAACAGGCGTTGCCCGAAGTTCTGTGTCGGTCAAAGCCGCTCCCGTGTTGGTTGCGATTGTGTCCAGAACGGCATTGTCGGTTGCGCCCAAATCAACTGTTCCACTTATCGCCAGAGTCGCTTCTACGGCTGTTCTAACGGCTTCTACGGCAGTTAGAATACTATCAAGCACCGCATTATCAGTCGCACCCAAATCCACCGTGCCGTCAATCGTAACCGTTCCCGTGATAGCAGTTTGAATTGCCTCGACTGCCGTCTGAATCGCATCCAATACCGCATTATCCGTTGCGGATAAATTCGCTGTAACCGTACCGCTTACCGTCAAGGTTGCTTCAAGTGCGGTCTGACATGCTTCAATAGCGGTCTGAATCGCATCCAGCACAGCGTTGTCCGTTGCTGATAGGTTAGCGACAATCTCGCTTGCGGTAGCCAAAGCGACTCGCAACCCATTAGCCGCTGCGCCCACCCCAGCACCAATTACAGTAGTACTATCCTCAGTACCATCTACCAGCTTTACCTTCGGGTACTTCACGCCAGCGATATCGTCTGCCGCTCCCGTTGCGCCCGTTCCCGGTGTAAAATCAAAATTTTCTGCCATACTAACCTCCTAAGTTATAATTCCACCTGACCAGCCCGATATTTCACAGGCTGGTCTGATTTTGTTACCGATAAATTCCACCCGGCAATACAGGAAATAAGGGAAATATGGGTCGCCACACAGGCAATCGCAAGTTCAGGTTTTGGTTTGTGCCAACGTGATATACGCCTGAACCAGCCAATCTCCCACCGACAAAAAAGGCAACCCGTTGTCCCTCTTTGCCGTTCGTCACGTTCATTGCATAGACGATCTTGTCCTGATATGCAAAGGTGTAGGTGTAACCGCTAAAGTTGGTCGTCACCTTTTGTCCAACACGCCCGCCTTCAACCTCGCCCCAAAAGCTCGACGGCAGTTCGGGTGGTAAATCATAGGCGGACAAACATAGAAGCACCAATAAAATCGCTAAAACGAACACGGCTTTTTTCATATCGACCTCCTTAGTGTCATAAGCCTAAAAATTCCTCAATTCGTGTTACCCGCTGTTCAAGCGTCAAGGCTGGTGGTGAATCATCAAATCTAAAATACTTCATCACCGCATCTTCACCACCGTTCCATCGGTCATAGTCCATATAGTGTTTGTTCCCGGTCACACCGATTGGTTTGCCCTTGTCACCCGTCTGCTGAATCAGCCACCCGTAAAGTCCATCTAAGTCCGGTGGCGGCTCATACTCCGGTGTGTAAAGCGGATACGGTAAAGCCCACTTGTATTGTGCCAGCCATAAATCCAGGTGCTTCAGTTCGTCAGGGATAGCGTTCCCAATCAATAACAGCCGTCGTGTGTAAAGAATCGGATACCTGCCCACTCGCTGATTGCATATCTCGGCAAAGTTCTTGATACAGTTCGTTATCGTACGCTTGCTCTGGTCGTGTACCAATTCCCAATCAATAACCACGTTGGAATGACTCCAATCCGTGTCACCCAGTATCCTGAACAGGTTATCCGCTTGCGCTTGTGCGCTTTCGCCGGGATATAACACGTGGTAGGCAAGTCTGCCAACCCTGTCAAGTGCGCCAATTTCCTGCCAGTGATACGGGAACTTCGGGTCTTGATAGCCCCAACTGATACCTGCCCGTGCCGCGATAAAACAGACTCTCGGTTCGTGTTGTGCCACGACTCCAAAGTCCATCAACCCGTTGTTGCTGTCATAGTGGGATATGTCAATCCCAAATGCGAATTTCGATTCGTCTATCATTTCACTCCTTACACATAGTAGCCATAAATCCAAATCCAAGCGTCAAGCGTGCCAGATCCGGAAGCATTTATTTGGTAATACACATCGCCATTAGCATCACAGGGACATATCCCGCTTGCTGTATCGCCATAATTATTTGGCTTACCTCTTGGGAATGAGGCAACCGCCAAGTCCAAGTCGGTATCATTCGGGCTAATCCCGAATAATAAATTACTCGTCGTTGCGCTTCCGCTATCCCTTGACTGCAAGCGCACTTCCACCGCCTTGATTCCCGCCGGTGCTGAAAACACGCTTGACAGGTCAATCAACGTCTTGCCCGTTGTGCTGTATGCGTCACCGTCCCACGCTGTTGAAGTCAGGGGCGTGGTCAGGGGGACAAAGCCACCACCTCCGCCTTCAAGCACTTTCAAACGCCCAATTTCACGTTCCAGAACGTAAAGTTTATTGACTACTTTTTCCCAGTTATCTTTCATAGTTCACCCTGTAATCGTGCCTCGATTTGTTCGCCTCTGTTAGAATCAACTGACACCTTGACGCTTCTCACATGGCAATCCACGCTGTAACCAAAGGCATTAGCCGACAGAATATCACCAAAGCCGTAATGGATTCCATATTGCAAACCAGGCGTGTCCACAAGCCTTCCTGTTAGAATCTGTTTAGGCTTTCCTTCACCCAAGCCTGCGTTAGCTTCTGCGGTTATGCTGGCGGTTGCATCTGCGTTCCTTGCATCCACAAAGCCCTCGCATCGGTTGAAAGGATACCCGCTCGCTATTCTATCGCTGTCACTCACCTCGACAATCTCACGGGCATCCTCCTCTCCCTGACCGCCTGCATAGACATAATTCACTTCGTTAGAATGATACGTTCCAAATTCAACGTCCTCGAAATTGCCATACTGCTCACCCACTAATCTCACGTCACCCGATGTTCGACTATGGTCTTGCCCTCGCTGTCCGGTGTAAGTGCGAAACTCAAACTTTCCTGCGCTTGTCCTGACGACATCGAAATATGTCCGTGTTCCTGCTTCGGTCGCCGCTTCTGCCAAATCCTGACAGACGTCCAGAACATTACGCCTGCTAAAAGCCTTTGTTAGACTTTGACTTGCTGATAAGTCGCCAGCGATAGTCAAATCCGCCAACTGCCGAGCCGTCGCCGCATCAGCACCGAAGTTGTCTATAACGACTGCCTTCATCATGTCATCAGCATAGTCCGTCATTTCAGCCTGCGCCGAACCTGCGGCATAAGCCACGATTCGGGTTGAGAGCAACCAGTTCGCATCGTAACCGTAAAGCGAGATAAACCCATCAGACGAGATAATCCAATCCCTCAAGAAATAGGCTGTCTCTCCCTGCAATTCAAAACCGCCATATTTGTTACGCCATACCTCGAACACCTGATTCGGACTGAAATCCTCATATAGATATACTCCAGAGGGAACGACAAGTTCAAACGCCCCGACTGTGTTCTCCGTTCTGACAGTCGTCAGCTTATGAAATACCGGTATTATCCCTAACAGATTGCCAGAAGTATCGTAGCGTCTGATTTCATAATCACTCATAGCGACTGCCTTCTATGTTCCAGAACTTAGGTGTGAAATAGATGTATGCTTTGGTCGCGGCTGTTGTTCCTGATGGCATAAGTAAACTGATATAATTCGTACCGGATTTCAGAGAGAATTGTCCCAAATCTGAGCCTGCAACAATATATTTCAAAAGATTGCCCCGCCCCCCCCAAGTCGAAGTCATTTCAATATCTATCGGGTCAAGCCTGAGCGTGACTGTTTCGCCCGCCAGCAAATTGAGATTATTAAAAGCGATTTCTCTATTTGTAGTATAGTTTTTAATAGATTGTAAAATTCCGGGTCCAACCACCTCTATTACAGGATAAGTGTCAGAATTGCCCCCGTTAATAATTGTATTTTGGGAACAGCCATAAGTAGTTCCAGTAAAAGAACCTCCAATAAATAATTCATTACGAGATGTTTTGAGCATTGTAAGAATAATCCCAGCTGTTCCATGCTTGAAATCTATCTGTTGCCATGCCCCATTAACATATTTCACTATTTTGCTCGTTAATGTCATTCCCCCCGCTTCCGTAAAAGCACCGCTAATATAGATTTCATTATTTATAGTCATTATGTGATATGCAGCAGAGTTAAGCCCCGCATTTAATGAATGCCAACTATTTCCATCGTACATGGCAAAATAGTCTATATCAGCATTACCCCCAACATTGGTAAACTCACCAGTAATATACAATTTCCCTAATTTATCTAATGCAACACCGTAAGCATTAGAATTAAGTGCGGTATTCCCAACTGAACTAAATGCCGTTCCGTTCCATTTACACAAATAGTCTGCATTAGCATCACCGCCAACATCAAGAAAATTTCCGACAATATATAAATCCCCGTTTGGTGCAAAAGCCATATTTTGCACCCATCCAGTTGTTCCTCCCATTCCAGTACCGAGAGCTTTCCAGGCGCTTGCACTAATGTCATAATATGCGATACATTTTGTGTTAGCAACGCCCCCCATTCCACTAAAAGAACCCCCTACATAAATATCCCCAGTGCCAGGTTCAATGACCACAGAATAAACATAAGCACTTGCTGCACCCGTGCCAAGAGAACTTAATGCCGTGCCATTCCATTTAACAATATAATCCCCATTTCCATCGCCGGCATCCGTAAATTCTCCCCCAATATACAAATTTCCCTCAGAGTCATAGCATAAGTTGTGAACATCATTATTAAAATGCGCTGCCCCAGTCACGTCATCAATAACTGTACCCGTCCATTTACATAGAAAGTCTGCTTCGGTTATATTTCCCGCATTACTAAAAGCCCCGCCTATAATAATTTCTTTATTTGGCGCCTCAACAATAACCCTAACAGTATCTGTTATTCCCGTTCCAGAATTGTCCACATCATGCCAAGCCCCATTCGCATCCCTGTAAACAAGATAGTCGCCAAGCGTCAATTCGTCATACAGCCTCAACTCTTTCCCCTCTGCGTATGCACCTGTCAGGTAGCTGTCAAGGACGGTGAAGTTCAGGACTTCGTTGGTCTGCAAGCGTGAATTGTCCGGCAAATCAGCATGGCTCGGCTGCGGTATGCAGATAATATCCACGGGATTGGTGGCTTCATACCCGCTTGAGTTTTCGCCCTGATAGCGGATAATCAAAGGCTGGTCGTAGCCTGTATAATCCGGTCGGACGGCTTCAATCACGGCATTGCGCTTGTCGTGCAAATCTCCTGCGTTGTCCCCATAATAGCTCAATAGCAGGCTGAAGTTTCGCGGCTTGCGAATATGCTTTTGATAATACGCGCCGCCTGAAGCAAGCTCGTTGTATATCTGGTTGAAGTTGCCCATGCCAAGCCCAAAGCCCGCACTGACAACAGCATAGGTTTCAAGGTCAAGAAGTGATCCGCCCGCCCGTGTATCTGCAGTTCGGTAAGATACCGAAGCATGAGGAGTGCCGCCCCAGTAAAACTCAAGGGGTGCAATCCCAAAACCCTTCGTGTCACCGCTAAAAAAGGTAGTGGCGGCGCTTGCAACTTCAAACTGCCAGCCGTCGGTATAAATATCGTAAGCGTGGGGGCTTGCGCCATCGCGGTACAGGTGCAAATACCAGGTGCCAGCGTTGCCCGAAGTTCCCGTCAGGCTCACCTCTTGCCTCTGCCAATATCCCGTTGAAGTGAAGGTTGTGCTTTCCAATATTGTCCCAGCCACATCCGAACAAATCGCCAGCACCATCGCCTCGCCGGCGGTTGTGAGAACATCTGCGCTGAAAGTGTAGGTTGTTCCGTCCGCACCTGTCACGCTTGAAAAATACACACCGGCGTCGTGGCTTGCAAGTGTTGTGATCTTGATACACTTTGGCCCCCGCCGTGTATAGGTATCGCTGCCAGCGATCGCAATCGTGCCAGCTGAATCAGGGTCAAAGGCGGTGTATCCTGTTGTCGCCCTGTAAGGCGTGGGGTTGGTGACATAATTCGTTGCTGCCGCCGGAACAACCACGTAAAATTTCATTTCAGTTAATGTTGGTGCGGTCAATTCTTCCTCACTTTGTATAATCTCTGTTACTGCTTCTGCAAGCGGCTTTGGTGCGAATAGCTTTTGAATCCATTTTCGCAAACACACTAAACGCCTCCATAGGCTCGCATCAGCTCAAACGCCATCGCAACTTCACTTGGATTGTTGCTTGTGGGCATGGTCAGGTTGAAGTTATTGGTGACAGAACTGCCTGCACCCGTCACGCCGGATTGAAAACCGCCAACAGTAACAGCGCCCAAGCCCTTCATCGCCTTTTGCGGCAGCTCCCATGCTGACTTGATTCCTTCAGCCAAACCCTCTGGAATATGCGTTCCGATTTCCATAAAGACTTTGGAGGGTGAATCAATCCCGAGCATTTTCTTGACCCAATCGGGCAGCTTATCAAGCAATTCGCCAAACTTCTCTTTGATCGAATCCCATGAATTTTCAAGCCCCTGTTTCATGCCTGCGACAATATCCTTGCCGATAGTTGACCAGTCATGGGCTTTGAAGGTATCAATAATCGCTTTGATAAGGTCTGGGATTGCGGCGATAATTTCAGGGATTGCCTCAATCAAGCCATCAATCAGTGCAAAGATGATGTCCACGCCAGCCAGTAATATCTGCGGTAGAAGGGTGATAATAGCGTCAATCATCGCTGCGATAATGTCAGGGATTGCCGCCACAAGGTCAGGAATAGCAGCCACGATCCCGTCAATCAGTGCCAGCAGTATTCCAACGCCGGATTCAAGAATGGTCGGCAGCAGCGTCACGATGGTATTAATTAGCGCAAGGATCACTTCAGGCAGTGCGGCGATAAGTTGTGGAATTGCGCCAAGTATGCCGTCCACCAAGTTCTGCAAAACTGTGATGCCCGTGTTGATAATATCGGGCAGTTTCTTGATGATTGCCATAATCAGCGTCATCACAGCTTCGATTGCCACGTTCATCAGGTCTGGGAAGGCGTTAGTGATGCCTGTAATCAGGTTCAATAGAATATCAATACCGGTGTTGAACATTTCCGGCAGCATCTCAATCAGCATCTCAATCAGGGTCAGGGTGATGTTCATACCCGCTTCCATCAGTGCGGGAAGTGAATCAGCAATACCCTGGACAATGGACATAATCAACTCTGCACCAAACTCGATAATGCCAGGCAGCGTTTCTACAAGCTGCTCGGCAAGCATCCCAATCTGTTCGGTGAACGCTCCAATCGCCCTTTCGGGGTCTTCATTCAGGAAGGCGTCAAGGATTTCGCCAATCCCCTGTGCAAATTCTACGATAACGTCAATCGTGGGTTGAAGTGCTTCCATCAGTCCAACGAATACCGGGATAAGCGCCTGCACCACGCCCAGCATCGGGTAAAGCATATCCTTCACTATGGGCATCAGGGCATCCATCAACTGCGTCAATACAGGCATGAAGGCTGCGCCCAGTTCGTTTTTGAAATCCGTAAAGCCCGCCTGCAGCTGCTGCATCTTGGAGGCGGTGGTGTCGTAAACGCTGTCCATTTCCCCATACTTCTCTTGCAGCTTGCCCATCACCATTTCCTGTACTGCCATCTGTTGTTCGGTTTTGGTCAGTTCTTCGGCAACTAATCCGTGCGAAGCAGCATAGGCTTCTGTGGCTTCGGTCAAGTCCACCTGGACGCCTAAGTTGTCCAATATCATCGGGCTTACGCGCCCTACGCCAGTCACAAGGCTGTCCATCAGGAAGCCCATATCCTGCCCGGTTGCGGCGGCGGCTTTACTCACCAAACTCATGGCGTTTGGTAGCTCTGTGGCGAATTGATTATTGACAAGGCTTGCGGCTTTGTTGAATTGTGTCATCAGGTCAGCAGCTGCGATTGTGCCGCCACTGCCTTCCTGCATGGCAGCCAGCATCGCTTCGCCGGTTGTTCCGGCTTGTGAAGCTAACTCACTAAAGGCACGCTCAACGCCTTCAATACCGGCGGCATCCTTTGCCATACCGCCCAATGCCAAGCCAATTCCCCCAAGCGCACCAACAACGCCTGTGGCAGCCGTTGCGAAAGTGCCTAATCCAGCAGCACCGATAACGCCAAAAGCACTGGCGGTCGTTTTCCCGACATCGCCTAACTTTTTTCCAATACCATCAACAGCGCCGCCAATGGTTTTTGTAAAGTTGTCAATGCCATTGATGATAATATCTATCTGGCTACTTTTTGCCATACTTGCGCTCCGTCACTTTTGCTTCTATGTCAATCATTGCCAGGTGTGCGTAAATATCAGACGCTAATTCCTGCCTCAATTGCGAGGGGGTGCAGTGGTACACATCCCGACAAAGATACAGCTCAATATATTCCCAGGGCGGCGGACTGTTCGTCCATAAGTGCGCCGCCACCCTGAGCTTTAGTTTTTTTGGTTTGACAGCCCCTCAAGGTCAAGTGCATCCATCAGGAATTTGATTTCAGCATAAGGCAATTCGTTAATCAGGGCTTCGGTTGGCTGCGGTAATGGGCTTCCGTTATCGTCCACCCAGTTCCATTCCTTCACCAACTTTCCAAGCAAGCCAATCGCAAATTCCATATTAGCCATTTTGTCAGTGGTATCAGGAAGTATGCCTTCGCGAATATCCCCCATCGTGGGGGCCTTCATCATTACATACGAGCCTTCGCCCTGTACCTGTGCGCTGTCAATTCGTTTCAATAACTTATTGATTCGCTCTGGCATGGTTTACCAACCCGCTGTTCCAATAGCTGCCTCTGTGATGCTTGAGCATTCCAGCACCAGTTCGACCATGATAGGTGCTGCATCGTCCGTTGCGCCTGCCGGGTAGGGGGCGTTCTTGACAATACCTTCGCTGGTTGTATAGCCCAAATCGCCAGCATCACCGCCGCCGGGTGACCAGCGAACATAAAAGCTTGTGCCTGCGGTATAGGCGTCCACGACTTTGTCATAGAATTGCGTAGTTGTTTCGGTATACACTCCCCGAACAGTGACGGTGATAGGATCGCGCTTGCCCGCTTTGATGATGGCAGTATCGCCGTCAAACGTGAAGACATTGCCGGTCTGTCGCTCGCCGCCGTCAATTTCAACGCTGTTGGCGTATCCGCTTACATCCGTCCATGTTGAATTGTCTGCAGATATTCCCACATACATATTGGTTGGTGACATTCCACCTGTTGTTTGTGTCATTTGTTACTCCTCTAATTGCCTGAGACGGTGGCTATCACCGCCCAGTAAGTTGATCCGGCAACGGCTATTTGCACATTGCCTGTTATAGTCCACGTCAAGGTTGATCGCCCTATGGAGGCGGTTCTCAACGCGGTTGATAGGTTATCCATTGCTGTAATCATGGCTGCATAGTTTACCGATTGCGTATTTTGCGCCACCGGCTCAACGGCAATAATCAGATCGCAGGTCAATTCAGGCCATCCGCCGCTTGTCTGGAAGGTCATATGTCCCTCGTTGCCACCTGGTAAGCCAGGCCACATAGCGGGTAAATCCGCTGTATTTAGCGCCGTTGGTGGATAGGCGTATTTACGCTCCACACCTGTCACGCTCAAAGCGACCAGTCCGCTTACAAAAGAGGCATAGGTCGTTATCGCTGCCATTAGTTCAGCCTCCTATAAGGGTTCAAAATAAGCTGCACGTCTCGCGGTATGCCCTGCGGTATCTGAATAATTCCGGCATCAGGAATTGCGGTGGTATCAAACACGCCGGCGTCCTTTTGCCGATAGTAATAAGCCACAAGGCGATTGCAAGCGTGGACGATGTCATTGGGTGCTGTTGTTGACCACGCCCATTTGCCAGTAACGCTGATCCCGGTTTGCGGGTCGTCGCTGTAAGTCCATGAATAATCGCTTGACCCAAGAATCTCAATCGCATGGTAGGGTGTGCGGTTGCGGGGGTGCGTGATGTAATCGGCTGTGGTAAGCGTGGTCGGGCTGTCTGCGTCGGCGTCCGTGATAATGCTGGTAATTTCCGCAAGGTCTTCATCCAGATATAACATCCGCCCTTCGGTATCCACCCCTACTGTGAAATAGCGGGTGCTGTCAGCGCTTGCCTCAAAGCTCCGCCCGGTATAGCCGTCAATCGCTTTTTGTGCATAGTCAATCAGGCTGTCCAGCAAGGCGTCATCATCCGGTTCGGTTATATCGAGATACAGCTTGACTTGTGGAACGTTTGTATAAGTCATTTTTCCTCCAATTCAGGCAAGCCGACATCAGACCTGCGAATTGCAAACTCACCCAATCGGTTTATCTCGAACACCAATTCGCCTTTGTCATTGACGGGTATTCCATAAAGAAATTCGTTATCGTAAAGACGGGGCTGTTCTGGATCAGGCCATATAATCCGCGGTGAAGGCATGGTGTCAATATGTCCGCACACGATACTGGTGTCGCAAACCTGCTTAAATCCGTTGGTCTGGCAGTCAAGCGCAAACCACCAATCCTGGTGCATGGTAGGGCGTTCTTCGTTTGTGCGAAATGCGATCTTCTCAAGCACGTGCCGCTTAATCAGCGTACAGCCGTTTCCTACACCCTTGACCTCGATTGTCTTGCCCCAAACTGACTTAGCCAGGTTCTTGTCTTTGGATATGGACCGCCCATGCTTTTCGTCAAGCTCAGTAAAAGCCGACCAGCCGGAAGCGTTTCTAAACGAGTACAGACCATATACCACGTCGGCGTCTTCATGCATGACCATCTTCGATACTGCGTCAGGCGGAATCACCATGTCGGCTTCAACTGTCAAGAGGGCGTCATAATCGCCGTCCAATACCATCCTGCGGGCTTTGTTGTAGTTGTGCGCGATGTTATGCCTGCCGTTGCTGTCAAAGAAGGGATTGTCGCCCTTTGAGAACCACATATCCAGCTTTGGATAATCCTGCCTGAATATGGACTGGTTAGTCTTGCCATAGATTTGAACAGTGCGCTTACCCTTAGCGTCAAACTCAGGATTCAGCGGGCAGAACAGCAATATCTTCATAGGTGTTCCTTGTGGGGAGGGCTTTCACCCTCCCCTTTGATAGTGGGTTAATTAGGCGACAATTTCGTCAACAGTTGACAGGTCACCGTAGCTGGTGCTGGTTACAGCATGGCTGAACCGCGTACGGTCAGCAAGCGCAACGGCGCTCATATCAACATTGTCGGCGGTGCCACCAAGAACAACCGCTGCCTTGATCCAGCGATATCCAGCAGTCAAATCATCAGCGCGTACGTTGATAATCACCTGCTTGTCGTCGTCGGTATCACCAAGCGCAGTGGCTTCCTTGAGAAGCACATAGCTTTCGCCTGCCGTGCCTTCGTTGTCCACACCCTGGTAGATCCGGAAATCGACGGTTGAACCAACAGCAATGGTGCCAACCTGCAGAATGAAAATCACCTCGCGGTGCATCTGCATATCGATTTCGTCGCTTTCTTGGGTGCCGGTTGTGTAGGCGTCCGGGTCAATAGCTGCCACAAGGGCAAGCATTTCAGAAAGTTTTCGTTCACTCATGTTATTGCTCCTTCCCTCTACGTGACACTTGTGGTCAATGTCACGAAGGGTGACACGGTAGTAGATGCGTCTTCAAGGGTGATGTAGTTGTCAATCCACGGCTGCCCGTCCACACGCTTGGTCACCCGCCATGTACCCTGGTCATTGACAAACTTGTAATGCTCAGAATAGGCAATCGAAATGCCCGTCCGGTCACCAATCAGGTAGTAGGATGGATCGCAAAGTACGATGTCACCGGTTGTGCCAAGTGAAGGCAATGCGCCCGTGAAATACAAAGGCATACCCAATAGTTGAACGGGGATGGATGCGTTGCGAATGTTTTCCATAAAGGAAAGCGGTGAACTGACTAATTGAATCAGCTGGTCTGCAACGGTTGGGTTAGCAAACCAGGCGCCCTTGCCCCAACTTGAAGGCAGGAAGTCACTCATCATCTGCGAAAGGTCAGCCAGCGCCACTGTGGACGCAGCAGATCGTGTGCCGCTGATGATTGCGTTGCTTTCCAGGATGCCCAGCGGTTTACCCACACCGTCGCCACGGAAGAAGCCGTAGTTCTCTTTTGAGCCAATCGCACGCCCGAACATGACTGTCAGGATTGATTCGATGGATTCGGGGCTGTCGGAAATCAGCTCGTTAGATGCGAGGCTGTAAGCCGCCAGTTTGTTAGCCATCAATTTCACCATCCGCCAGCGGGGTTCGCTTTCGTCAATAGCGCCAGCTTCAGCTTCCCAAACGGCTGCTACACCAGCTGCATAAGCGGTGTCGCCTGCTGATGGGGCTGTCTCAATATCGAGGGCTGGAACTTCAACGGTGTTGTGACGCATCGGGATGACAGTTGCTCCGGCATTACGCAAAACGCTGAAAGGTTCAGCGGCTGCAATAATCGGCGCTTCAAATTGGGTAGGTACTAAGTACCCGCCGGTTGCGCCGTCTTCTTCTGCCAGGGCGGTCTTATAAACGCTGTTGATTCGTTTGACGTTACCACGCTTCACGGCAACCAGGAAATCGCCAAACGATTTGGTGCCTGCGTGATCCTCTTCACTGTCAGGTGCCACATAACCGGCGTCCTTCAGTTTCGGGGATGTTTCAATAAGTTGTGTAAGCGCATCAAGCTTATCTGACAATGCTTTGACCCGTGGGTCTTCTGCTTCAGCCGGTGGTTCTGGCTTTGCGTCAGGAGCTTTGATTTGCGCCTTGAGCAGGTCTTTATATTCATCCATGCTCAAAGTTACATCAGACATAGTGTCCTCCATAGTTTTAATAGTGTTAGTTGTTTGCTGCTCAGGTTCAACCGTCGCTGCGCTTTCCGAATCCTCGCCGGATTCCTGCGGAATGAGCGCCTTCAGCTCAGGATTATCCTTCGCTAATATCTTCAACCTCTCCACCCCAAGTGTGCGGGGTTCCGCCGGTGTCGGCGTGAGGCTAAATTCAATAATCGGCCAGCGTTTGATCGCTTTGCCTTCGGTCACGACAAGGTGTTCGGCTGTGCCGGATGACCACCCTATAATGCCCTTCTCAATCAGTTTCAATACTTCTTCTGCATAGGCTTTGGCTCTATCAATCTGCGCCTCAACCCATACGCCCATATCTTCAACCGTGTTTTTCATAACCTTGCCAATATCATTCTTCACGTCTGATAAGGCATGGTCATAATAAACGTGCTTGTTAGGCACATACTCCAGGTCAAAGTCGGTGTCAGGCGCAAAATGTTCGCCGACCAAATCCTGCCCGCCAAACACAACACCCCATCCACCCACAACGGCGGTCTTTTCGTCCTTGCTGATTATTTTCACGGCTCTATCAGTCATCACTAACCTCCAACAAATCTTGCAATGTTTTATACAATTTCTCTTCATCCAGCGGATCGCCAATGAATTTCTCGCGCCACTCTTTAGCTTCGTGGCGGGCAGCGTATTCAATCATGTTCTGCGTTGCCACAGGCTTGAGTTCGCTGATATCGTGCGGGTAGAAAAGCAGGTCTCGGTACTTATCCCAGTTCTTGACATAGGTGACATCTGCGTCGCAATAGCCGTCATGGGGACGGACGTTCTGCCCGTACAGTACGGTTGGCTTGCCTCTGGCAACCGCCAAGGCGCCAAAGGTGCCGACATAGTTAGCGACCACCACATCAGCCTTGTCAATCTCTTCAACGCTGTGCTGGTTAATCATTTTTGACTTGATATAAGTAACGTTCCGGTCTTCTCTCAACCCGTTATAACGCAGGTCGCCTATGTGCATCACCGTCAGCTGGTAGGGCATCTGGCGCAGCTTGTTATAAACATCAGTATTGGCTTGCAGTTGTGCTTGCTGCATATAGCCGTTGCTGTGGGGGTGCCACGGGGCAAACAGGATATTCTTGATTTCGCTGACGGGCTTGAATTTCTTAACCTTGCAGTAATGCCAGCCGATCACTTCAATCGGGTGTGGATAGCCGTATGCCTCCATGACCTCTTTTTGCCCTTGCGATTGGGCAAGGTAAACTCTCACGCGTGGGTCAGGCACCCACACCCGGTCATAAGCAGTAATCACAGGTGCGCCGTGTGAATACAGCGCAATCTCTGCTCCCTGCTGGTAAGCCGCCTCAAGCTTCTTGACATAATAAGGCGAGTTATCAAAATCAATCAATAAGATGTCGGGGCTTGTGCTGACAATGCTTGCGCCCTGCCGCTTCAATGCTGTTATAAGGTCGTTAGCCTTTCCCTGCCAGTTATGAACCTGTATTCTCAATTTAGACATAAACCACTCCAATCCCGCCGAATTTCGCTCCGGCTTGTAATTCCTGCGTCCTGTATCCTGCCGCCTGGATTTCACGCCACAACCTTCCCACCTGAATATGTGGGGAGAAGTCCGGCGTTACCAGGTCGTGAAGGGCAATCATGCCGTCTTTCCTGACGTGCTGACCATATTTACAAAAGTCACGCTTTGCGCCTTCGTAACTGTGATCCGCATCAATAAACAGGAAATCAATTTCACCATCGAGAAACTGGATCACCTCCTCATAGATTTGCGGTTCATCACTTCTGCCAATAAAGGTTTTATAATCCACACCAACCGGCGCCCAGCTCGCCCACCTGTCAGGAAGGCTTTCGGCGTCATCCGGTTTCATGTTCTGCAGTATGTCAATGTTGGCAACCTTAGCGCCTTCCTCTGCGCCCTCAAGCCAGTAATACAGCGTGCCGCCAAACTGCGATCCGATCTCAAGCACATGCCGCGGCTGCAATTCATCATATAAATTTATAAGTTCGTATAATTCCCATTGGATCTGTGCGGTTACAATACCGCCTTCCATCGGCTTTATGCTGCGCTTTGTTATGTCGTGCCAATTAGTAAACATCAACCCATCGCCTTGTCTACTTCTGCCTTGATAAAATCCTGCACCGTTTTATGCTCCTGTTCTGCAATATCCTCAACGGATTTCCAGCCGATCGCCTTCAGCGCTGTTGCCTGCTCTTTGCGCTCACCCATCACATAGACTGCGTAAGTAGCGTTATTGCCGACTATGCCCGTGAGTCCACCGTTCTCAAAGCGGGTTGTCCACTTCTGCTGGAGCTGTTCTGACGACTTTGTGCCGTGCCAGCTTCCGTCGGCTAATGCCCACTTGCTGCCCCATCCCCGTTGATACCAGCTGTTCCACTGCCCGGTCATATACGTCTTGGGTTTGTTGGCAAGTGTGGCGGGTGGGTATGATTTCACCTTGCCCTCGATATGCACGGTTGCCGCTTTCACGCCGGACTTCAAGCCTTCAGTTGCGCCCATAATCCTTGCCCGAAACTTATCCCAGCCGCGAATTTCGATATTTGTACCGTTCATTTCGGCAGCTCCCATCCGATTGAACACCGGCAGCGGGGGTGTGCTGGCGGTCCTTCAATTCGTCCACCTGTAAGCGGGTTGTTCCAGTAGGGCTTGCGCTTGCCCGTATAGCCATCCGCCTTTTTGTTGTTCAGCGGCTCGCAAATCGGGCAGGTCAATTCGTCGTTGCGCGTGTACCAGGTTGCAATCATCTGGATACCTTCATTGGCTAAGCTCTCGCCCATCGCAATCTCTGCAGCGCTGGCAGCCCTTGTGACTTCGGTCACGGCTATCATTTCAGCGCGTACGGGTCCAAACGCCCTGCCAATCATTGTCTCTAAATCGCCGCGGGTCATTTGCTGCTCAAAGAAGGAACTGATAGACTCGCGAACAACGTTCCTTGTGTTTTCGGTCAGCCCTGAAATCAGGTCATAGGCGTGCTGCTTTGCCCATGATGCCGCTTGCTGATTGACAACCGCCCAATCCACGGCAACCGGTAATTCACCCAACACGGTCTCCGCTTGCTGCATGTAAATCTCGGATAGGAAGGGCAGCAGCGATCCGTTCAATTCGCTAATCACCTTTTCCCAAAAGGCTTGCGGCACATTGGCATAACTGGGCGGCGTACCCAACAGCCGCAATAGCTCTTTGCGGTGTGCGGAAGATAACTTGCTGAATCGCCTTGCAAGTTCCGCTTCAAGCTCCAGGCGGTTGATAATATCAGCCATTACGGATAGCCCATCCAGGTCAAGTCAGCAAACACGGCTCTTACATCCTCTTCACTTTCAGCCTCTGACAGTGCCCCTTTTATACTGGCATGGGTCAAAGGCTCGATATGCTTACTCTCAAAGGGGCAGTCTGCAGGTCGCCCCTGCTTCACACGATTAATAGATTTCGTTTCCCATTTCTCAAGGTCAATCATCCGCAAGTTTTCAGGCTGCGGTTCAGGCTCCGGTTCAGGCTCAACCTGTGGCACTTGTGGCTCTGCTGCTGGTATCAAGTTCGCCATAGTGTCACGCCGCTCATTCTTTGCCGCAACCAACGCCTGAATTTCAGCCAGTGTTTCAATGTCAATGTCATAGCCCAATATCTTACTGGCAAGCAGGAACTCTTCCGGCTTTTCAAGGGCGTTAATCAGGTGGATAAGCGATTGCGCTCGCTCGTTCTCATCCTCCTGGTAAATGCTCATCTGGTCAGGGTGGAACTGCAGCTTGTATCCAAGCGGCTCGAATACCTGTTCGTTCAGGGCGGCTTGAATGAAGTTAGCTTCTGGAATGATTGTTTTATCGTACAGGTGCATGTCGTCCTGTTCGGCGGTTGCCCGGTTGCTGGCATTGCTGAAAAGCACGCTGTACGGGATGCCTAACGAGGCGGCGATGTCAATCCGCTTGCTTTCGGTCAGGTCATTGTTCTGCAAGCTCTCAAGCCCTTCGCCAATCTGCACAGGCTCAATCTTTTCGGCGTTGATGATATCGGTCTGCCAGGCTCGATCCATGCCCAGCACACGCTTCCACCAAGATTTCAAGCGGTCACGTTCTGCCGGCATGATGTTCTGTGTCGTCAGCAGGGTGGTCTTGACTGCGCCCTGTTTGAAGAACTGGCTAGCGAATAAGTCCACATTCAACAGCACCCCACAAGCGTTGGCGGCTGCCATAGCGGGTGATGCAGTTGGTGGACCCAACTCAACGAAGGGATCGGGCTTCCACAGGTAGACAATATCGTCAGGCGTGTACTGCGCCGGCGTGCCTTTGATGGTGCGGGTGAACTTGATCTCACCCGTTTGCTCGTTGATTTTATGTTTGATGGTGGACGGCATCAGGTAGCGCAAGTTCGTATTCTTGAAAGCGGTCTGCTCACGGAACAGGTAGGAGTAGCCAAAGATGGTCAGGCTCGCTTCTATCAATCCGAATAGCTGTTTCGGGTGCGGTAGAAATCCAAGTTTGTTCTCCCAGTTCTCGCTGTCATCGAATATGTCATCACCCTTCATAATCAGGAAGGGGATGTTCGTGATCGCGTTACTGCGGATATCCACACCGCGAAACATCCACGGGATTGAACGCATATAGTTTCCGATATCACCAGCGCTAACGTCGTCACCCGTGATATACTGCCACGCTTCACGGGGGAGGTCATTCAGGCTCACACTTTTTACAAATTTATAATCATTATTCATAATCACCTCAATAGATCGCCCAGCCGCTGTTACTTGTGCACGCATCCCACGCTATCGCAAGGCTCATCACCGTGTCATCGTGCATCCCGTCAGGCGCAGAATAGCTGAAGCTCCCGCTTGCGTTGCGCTTGCTCTCAAAGCTCAACAGCTCACCCACCAGTATGGGGTCGTCAATCACGCGGATGTTGCCGTGCTCAAAGGCGGATTGCAAGCCCTGAATGATTGCCTGCTTCGTGGCGCTGGTGGTGGTGAACGCCCGCACAGACAATCCCCGCTCAAGCATGTGGTCAATCACCGGACGCCCGATACTGTTGGCTTCAATGGTCATGCTCTGCAAGCCCCAACGGGCATACACGGCAGCAAGCCTATCTTCAAGCACGGGATAGTCCACGCGGTTGAAGCGGTCAAGAAATACCATGTCTTTACTTTCGGTATCCATAACGGTCACGACGGTATAGTCAATCGAACTTGCCACGTCCACGCCGGCGATGTACTGCCTGCCTGCGATTGGCTCTGAAGGCTCAAGGATAGCCGCTTCCTGCACTCGCCGGAAGACGCCGCCTTGATCGTCGATAAACTCGGCAAGTATTTCCTGTCTGTAAATGATTTCCGGTAAGGTATCTTTCAAGTGCTGCAGCTCCGACCTTGAGATATACGGATTGTCCCAGGATGTCTGCTGAAAGCTTGACCATTCCGGCTCACGATCGTCTTCACCCAATCGGAACAGGTGCCAGAAGAAGTTCCTGCCTTTGGGCGTTCCCGACACAACCGCACTGCCTTGAAGATCGGCAAGCGTGATGCGGATCACGCTATTCCAGGCATATTCCAGGTGCGGAACAAACGCCGCCTCGTTAATCACGGCGCGTTTGTAGTGCCGACCACGTGAAGCGTCACGATCCTGCAAAGACCACATTTCAAGCGCGCCGCCGGTGATCGTTTCAATCGTGCGGTCACGCTCCGATTTCGTCTTTGTGATAGGTGCCAAGGTGTTCACGAACCAATCCCAATTCACCTGCAAGCTCTTGAAGGTCGGCTCATACCACGCAACCGGCTCACTCTCGACCAATCCCTCACAGGTATAGTTCCTCAACATGATGTCTTTCCCAAACCGCCGCCCACAATCCAGAACATTGAACCTATTCAGCTTCTGGTGGATCACCGCTTGCGCCGGATGGTAGCTCGGCAGTTTGATATGGGGTATTGACATATTCGATCTTTACCTTCAATTCGCCGGATTGTTCGGTCTTCTGGTCTACGCTCTGGGTGGGCTTGCCGATAATCCGGTCAATAATCTGCGTTGCCGCCTGCGATCTCACGCTCACGTTCCTGTCATCAAGTTCTGCGATAATCTCTTTTGCCGCTTTCACGCCGTGCTGTTTGATCAGCTGCATAATCTGAAAGCCTACGTCTTTGACCAGCTCGGCAGCAATCCCATTCAGCTTTTCCTTGTCGTGCGCTTTCAGCCAGTTATACGAAACGCCGATTTCTTCATAGGCTTCTTTGTCCGTTGTCGTCAAAGCACGCGCAAACACATAGCGGCGCTCCTCAATATCGAGCGTTGCCATGATTTCGTCTAAAGTTGCGTCAGGATTGCTTTTAATCGACATTAGTCGCGAATTGTTCACCTTTCAATCACTTCTGATTGCTCTCGAATTCTTTCCACTCGTCTGCGTCAAACACCAACACGTACAAATAGCGCCTGCTCGCTTGCGCCTCGGCTAACTTCTGCATTGCGCCGATTGCCTCTTCCCCTGCGTCAAACTCAAAGCGCGGTGACCCGTCTGCCATTGTCTTGACACGTGTCACGCCGCCCACGAAGGACACAAGCGGGTCTATCTGTGCCATATCTCTACGCTCCGAATATGCAGCCGTTTCCACGTCCACCAACATGGCGAACTGTCGACGAAGTCAATCACGTCACGAATGTTCATAATGCCAATGCGCTCCAGCAATGTTTTACGTTCTGTGTATCAAATATAACGAGTTTCGTTATAAGTCACGAACAACCTCTGGTCAGGAGGGGTGGATTTCCCCTTGCTGGTGGGGTGTCCGTCCAAGATGACCAGTCTTGATCCTCTTTCACAAACAGCGCATAAAATAATGCCAATTTTGGGGGCGGTCACGGGTGAAAGGAGTAAAAGCCCCATGCCGCCCCAGCTTGACCAAGGGAAAGAGTAATGGTCTGCTAAGATGCCTATAATTCATTGTCAATCGTATCCAGGTGGTCGTCAACTTTCTCTTGCCACTCTTCCAGGTCTTCAATCCGGCAGTCCCACGAAGTTGTGTTGTCCTCCAGCACGCCAACGCGGTCTTCCAGCTTGTCGAACTTGCGCTCAAGCTCAAGCAGCCGCCGGATAATGCCCGCAAGCCTATCCACCACCGCTCCCGTTCATAGCGTCAAGCCGTGCGGTCAATTCCTTCACCTGGGATTGCAGCTTTGCGATCTTGCCGTCTTTGCACTTGTTCTCGGCAATCAGCTTCTTGATTTCGGATTTCAGGTCGTCGTTTTCCCGCTGCAATGTCTCGATTATATTTTCACGCTCGTCCAATTCCACCTTCAATCCGGCGATTGTCTGCTCCAACTGCTCAACCCGCGCCTCTAACTGGCACGCCCGCGCCGTTAGTGCCTCAAGCCGCTTTTCATACACCGCCGATATCGTGGTGTAAGCGTCAGCCCGCACTTTGTCACGGTTAGCGATCCAGCCGATAAATGCCGCACCAATCCCACCGCCGCCAAGCGCTGCAACTACTGCTACGATGATTGTTGTCCAGTCCATGTGCGCTCCGGTGTAAACTATTTATTTTTCTTCGTGATAGGCTTTGTATATTCCGGTCGCAACAAGTCCAACAGCCAGTCCGTAGATCACGCCCTCGAATATGAAGTTGAAGTTCCAGACAACGCTTTCCGCTGCATAAACGTGATAGCCAAATCCCATCACTACACCCAGTACAATCGCAAATATCTCAACCCCCATACCCGACCAGCCAAGCTTTTCTTTCACGTATTGCACAAGTCCGATCACCACCAGCATCAATGGGATTCCTGCAACCAACGCCCCTGTCAAATCTAATACCATAACGCCTCCTTAAAACAAAAACGCCGAATTCATCTGATTGATTTCATCTCAATCGTGATGACTCGGCGGTAAACCCAAGTGTTGCCCGGTAAGCTGTTAATTTCTGGGTTCGCTATTTCGTAACGAACCCGTTACTGTTTCTACACGTGGTAGATCAGCTAATACTATCTTATCACAAACACTATACAAATTGCAAGTGATTAACCTTAAAAATTCGTGGTGGATTTCTCCATTTCCTTCAGCCGCTCCACCATCAGCTCAAAGCGCCTGCCGCTCAAGGTGTAGTGCAATTCATGCCCGCAGTTAGCGCAAACGGCGTGCAGCTCCTTGACAATCAGCCCGTCAATCAGCAGCAGGTCGTCCTGGAAGACGCCAATCTCACGGCGGCACTTCGGGCAAACGAAGGGGCTATTTCCGCTCATACAATCCGCAGCTGAAATCCTTATGCGTGCGGACAATCGCAACAGGTGTGCGGACATAATCCTCACGGAAGGACAGCCGCCAGCCCTTGTGAACGTAAATCAGGCAGTCGCAGGTGGCGTACCCGTCAAGTGCACTATCGTCATCCCAGTGCTTGCACGTTTCGCAGGAGCGGTGCAGGGTCGGAAATTCAAGGTCGGGTATATAAGCATAGGTGATATTATTCTCGGTCATCGTTAGCCTCCGGTGGTTCGGGTAGGGGCATCCAGTGAGTAGGTGCATCCCAGACATCGCTGCCCATTATTGTTCGCCAATGAAATCCTTTGAAATATCTAACTGGGTATACGTTTCCTGTCATTGTCGGATAGGCAATATAAATACCATCCTCTTCCGGCAATCTATCCTTCACGCTAATCCACTTATTCTCGGTCATCGCCCCTCCCGCTTGCAGAACACAGGGCAAGTAGAAGTAAATTTGCCACCTCTGCTATCAGTACACCTAAAATCAATCCAACGTAGAATTGCATCATTTCGCCTCCAATTCGTCAAGCCTGTCCAATTCGTCCTCCAGCTCGTCAAGCCTGTCCAGGAAGTCACCAGCCTTGCGCCACTGCTTTGCGGTTTCACGGGCGTGCAGGACGGCGTACAGTTCGTCAAGGTCGTCGTCGGTCATGTAGTAGGCTTTGGTCTTTATCTTCAGCATTTTGCCCATCAGGGCTATGTTGCGGGTGCGGATATTCAAGCCCCCGTTGCCGTCACGGGTCACAGTCGGTTCAGTCATTTTGCCTCCTATTGGTATTGATACATTTGTCTAATTGAATTTTCAGGAACATGGAACTCCGCCGCTACTTCGCCACAAATAAAGAGCCATCGCAAATTTTCGGGGCAGGTTTTTTGTCTCAGCAACAGATATTCACCACCATCCTCAATAAAAACTGAATCATCCATAGGTTGATTGTGCTTAGACTTTACGCCGTTATCATCTACCCAATAGTAAACAACATCTTCTTCGTCTATCCATCCACCCAATAGAAACCAACTCCCCGATATTTCATTTTCGTTATAACCCGCATAAATATCAATACGCTCGACAATCTCGTCCTTAGAACACATATGCCAGTTTAGAAATATCAATCCAGTTGAAATGGCAAGCGGCAATAATATGGCTACGATCATCAATGCCACATCCCTCCAGTCATTATATTGACAGTTAAAGCTACAATTCATTAGCCAAAACGCTATCCCTCCCACCAAAACCGCTCCAATTACAAATATCATCGCTTAACTCCTTTCAGTTCGCTAATACCAAGATATTCGCCGATCACGTGGATGAGATAGAAGAATAAATTTTTCACTTTTCCCAGCCCCCTATTATTCCCGAAACTTGTTTTTCAATACTTCTATAACAGTCTTTATCAATTACAACAATCTTACTTTCTGGATAATATATTGCCATCCTTTTTAATTTCACACGACTGTCGTCATCCATATAACCCTTAACTTCGTGATATTCAATTGATCCATCGTTATTCAGAATCTTAAAATCAGGTAGGTATCTGACATTCCCTCGTTTTACAGGGAATTTAAATTCATCAACCTCAAATTCCCATGACTTTATTTCACCCAAACTAATCAACCAATTTAAATATCTGGCATAATTTGCTTCCCAAGAAGATCTAAAATACATCCCATTCATATCGCTTCTTTTTCCGCTCTTATACGATCTTTTCATATAATCAAACTCCTCATTCTTTATTCGCCATAAGGCTAAACAGGATCTTGAACAAAATCTTGATTTATCAGCCAATGAGGGCGTCTTATAATATTTTTTGCCGCAATTTTCGCATATCAATTCAACTTTTCCACCACGCCAATTAGGATTGTTTTCACCAGAGAAAACACCATTTTCTACATATCCTATTGTCCTGCATTCAAGCGAGCAATAGTTGCCCTCTATATCGGCATGTGATTTTTTTACTTCAATCTCTTTACCGCAAACCCGACAGTATTTTATAACTCTATTCCGCGTTTCTGGCCTTTTAGTTCCTATTTGTGCGCGCTGCCTGCAGTTGTTGGAGCAATAATTATTTCCATCATAAATGTGCGACGGTTTTCTATAAAATTCTTTACCGCAGTAATCACAATTTATTTTCTTTTTCCCCCCTCTCCAGTTTGAACCATTCTCGCCTACCATATCTTTATGAGCGCATTCGTTTGAACAATACTTTCTCTTTATTAATTGACTCGGCGGTAGATGTAGTCTTTTCCCACAAACACTACAGGTAAAATTCAGTTTTTGCGGTCTTGTCATCAGCCAATTCTCAACATCTTCTTCAAGAATAAGCGGACACCAATCGGGGCGCTTGTTATATAAATAGTCATCTCTTGGTGTTGAGTGCGAAATCACTGACCTCCCTATCAGCGCACAATTTCCATAACTATCTACTAACGTACATCTATCACAGCCATTCGGCACTTCATCCACAATCACTTTGATAACGTTCATCACTCCTCACTTTCTGTTTTTCTCATTTCCTCAAACACATATTTACCGCCACGATTAGACTGCTTCCAGTAAAGCATCCAAAACATCGTATTTTCTCTTAGAGCGGATATTACAAGCTCATTACCAGACCAGCCCCCCGTGATTGCAACCCACTCATTACCATCTTTGTAGAAGTATTTCTCTCCCCAACGCCAGCAAAGAGCTCGAATAACAATCATCAGTACATTCCAGTCATATTCCAGAACATCGAATGACTTGATATAATCAAGCTCTTGCGGGGTCGGGAATCCGTCTCTGTCCATCACTCCTCCAATCCCTTATAATACAATCCCAATTCAGTCGCTTGCCCGTCAATAACAAGCATGCTCGGCAAAGCCCATTCCCACCACCAATACCCCTTGACCTGTTCGTGTTGTCGCAGGTAGGGTATGTACCAGTCCATAAACGCCCTGCAGTTCTCAGTCGTTCCAGCAGGGTCTGGTCCATAAAAGCCGAACTCGGTCAGGTACACGTCACGGGTAAGCGTCCACCCGTTGCGATACCAGTCGTCCACGTAGGAACAGAACATGTCTAACTTGTTTGCAGGGTAGGGGTTGTCGTGTTTGTCGTGCTGGTAAACGTGAAACGAAAAGCCGTCTATGTCAGGTATGTCCATATATCTGCAAAGATAGCGTGACATAAATTCCTGCTCGTTGTGTTCGGGCAAGGGGTACTCGCCCACACCGCCAGCCCATGCGCCAAGTATGATTTTCGCAGTCGGGTCGGCTGTTCTAATCATCACGCTTGCCTTGTGGTAAAAGTCCACGTACTCATCCACGCTCATGGTATTCGCTTCGTTGCCTTCGGATAGGTCACCATCAGGCTCGTTGCCGATAATATAACTCTTTCCGGGGTGTGCCTGTATCCATGCGATTGCTTCTGCTTCACGGGGGAACGTGCGGGTCGCCTTGCTGTACGTTAGCAGGTGCGGTTCGATAACGCCCCTTGCGCCGCCGTAGGTCAGGTTATACCACGTGTACCACTCCTCAATCTGCACGGTGATGAGGGGATAATCACCAAGAAGGTGCTGGTCGAATCCGTTCTGCAATCCTAACGCGTTCTGGTACTGCTCAACACGGTCTTCGTTATCCCATCCCACTTGAAAGCTGTGGATTTTTGGTTTCGTGCCGCCGCCGTGAACAATCGGAAGGTAAACGTTGTGGGTCATAGCACATCTCCAACAGCAGCAAGCGTTTCTTCAAGTTCGGATTTAGGCATCGGGTTCACCGCTGCTTAGTATTGCCTTATCCACAATCGCACACAAAACACGCTTCAGAAACTCACGACTCATCATCTCGTTATCAATAAAGAATTGAACGTCCCCGTCACTTACAACTTGCTTGATTGCCATATTTCCAAAACCCTTTTCGCAATCCCATCCAATAATAATTGTCGTTTCTTGAGAGTCCTCATCAACACCTGTTGTAAAGATTGCACCATCAATATAAACATCCATCAATTCATCAACCATCACTCCTCACTCTCCTTACCGTACACAATTGTTTGCGTTTGTGTATCGTTAGGAGACTTATCGTACTGCCGCTCTGTAGCATCGTGAGCGGTAAGTTGGTCAATTTCCGCCTCAAGCTCGGCAATGCGGGTGTGCAGCTGCATAATTTCTCTGGCAAGTTCCTCCTCATAGCTATACGGAGGATCTCCGTAAAACTTTGCGCTCCCAGTAACCGCATCTTTTATCCATCGCAATTGTTCTTCACGGTCTTTACGTTCGTCGAAGAGCAACTCTTTGTAACTCGGTCTGTTCATTCCTCACACTCCTTATCCATTTATCATCCTGCCGCTCGATGTCACTATGAGCGGTAAATCGTTTTTCACACTAATCCACTTTGTCATCACTCCCCCCCAATCACATCGCCAATCGCGGCAAGCAGTTCCAGCGATCCGCCTGCGCCAAGCCCCTTGCATGTTTTCATCAGGCGGCTGCTCTGCATCGTCACAAGGTCGCACTGGTGGTCGTCAAGCTTCGTGAAGGCTCGATCGCAGGCGCTCCAGATCATCACGTTCACGTCGTGCCTTCGCAGGTGCGGGTCGTAATCAGCACGGGCATAAAGCAGTCTCTTAAAAACGGCGTATTCAGTAGGTCTATTCATGCATCACCCTAAAACGGTAAGCCCTGCGTGCCGTCGTCGAAGTCACCGTCCGAAGTGCTTTCGCCCTTGCCCGGTAAGAAGCGCACGTTGCTGGCGTTCACCTCGAAACTCGCCGCCCATGTGCCGTCCTTGCGCTGGTAAGTGCGCGGATTGCCCTTGTCGTCGTGCGTCAAGCGTCCTTCCACCAGCACCAGGCTGCCCTTGTGCAGGAACTTGTCGCACGATTCCGACTGCTTGCCCCACACGGATATGCGGAACCAGGTGGTGTCGTCGTTGTAGCCCGATACCGCCAGGCTGAACGTTGTCACGGGATCGCCCTTCGCCGTGAAGCGAAGTTCAGGCTCACCGCCGAGATAGCCGACAAGTGTTAAATGTTGGTGCATGTTTTATCCTTTCGATTGAATAGTTGAGTTTTGTCTTTGCCACGAACGCCGATACGTTTCAGGGTCCATCTTGTCGGCGTCGTTTCTGATTTTCTTATCGCTTGAAAAGCGTGCTGGATTCCTGCGCCTGTCCGCTATGCCGAGCGCCCACTTTTCATAGCTTGTTGGCTTGCTGCCCTTGTAGCGCTTGTCTGCATCCATAGCATCAATGGCGGCGGCGTAATCCTCAGCCGTTGCACCGTTGCGCTTGAAGTTTTGCACCATAAGCGCAAACGAAGCGCCGTCCGTGATAAGCGCACCTTTTTTGGATTCGTAGATTCGCTGGCAGGCTTTGAATAAATCGGCGTCCACCCCTTTTAAATGACTTGTGATATGTGATATGTGGTTAATATGTAGTGGTGTTAAGTTTTGGATACCCTCATTAACACCCTCATTAACACCCTCATACTCACCCTCTGTTTTTAAGGCGTCCTCAAGGGGTGCATATTCTTCTACACTCCCCTCTGCGTTGTATACCTGCCCGCTGTATTCGCGGGGATTCACCCACTTTTTAATCGTGATTGTCTGGTGGTCGCTGTGCTGATGACAGGATATGTACCCCTCTTCTTCGATTTGTCGGCGCTGTGTCCGCACCGTTGTCAGGGGCATTTGCAGCTCGTCGGCGGCGGCTTTGTCACGCCACTCGATGACTTTGCCCGTGTCCCAGTCGGCGATATCCAGCATATACATATACAGCCAGATTCGATTGCCCAGTGCCATGCGGTGCTTCGGGTCAATCAGCAAGCCTCGTTTTAGTTTCACCCATGTTTTACGTGCCATAGTTACCATCCTTCCCATAGCGGCATTGGCGTCTGATTTGTGCCAATGTCACTTCTGTAAATTACAATATCGCTTGGGATTTCGTCGTAGAATAAGTATCTGAAATTGATCCGCTCTAATCCTTGCCAAGTATTAGAATTAATCTTCCAATTCAACTTGCCATTCGCATCGTATCGGAGCAGTCCAGGAAAGTCGATTAGAATGTAATCCCTGAAACTCTTGTCATTCGGATAGTCCTTCGCATAAGCCACAAAATAGTATTGAGCTATGCAGGTGTAAAAGCTTCCTGGATATCCAAGTCGGTTTGTGTCTGTGAATGTAGCACTGTGGAAATTGGTAAAAAGGAATTTCTCTTGAATGGTTATTCTGTGTCCATTTTGAAGATTAAGAAATACATCAATCCCGTCTATGTAGTCATATCTTGCTTCGCTGTCACCTGCCCAGTTACATTCAATAATTTCTACGCCTTCTTGAAGAGGCATACTCAATTTATCGAATAACTCAAAATATGTTTCATTGGCGGTTTGTTCCATATCCAGGCTTTTCTTATCACGCCCATCGCTATTCCTGAATCCCTGTAATATATGAACTCTCTCTATCCCTGCCATGCCCCCTCCTTCAACTTCGGCTCAATCTCAAATGCATCAAGAAATCTCTGAAGTGTAACTGCCACATATTTCGGTTCAATCTCAATCGCTGTGCATATCCGTTCAAGATTTTCGCAAGCGATTATTGTTGATCCAGCTCCTGAATACATATCAATAATGATTTGCCCCTTATTGCTGTATTTCTCGATTATCCATGCGACGACTTTTGTTGGCTTGATTGTTGGGTGAAGCTTGTCTTTAGCTTCTGCATTACCAGAAAATAGGGTGTTATTCCATCTTATAATCTCGCGCTTATGTTCATTCTTGGACCATATCAACTCAAATGCTGATCCGATCATAGCGTCAAACTTTTCCTCCACCCGTTTATCCCAGACAAGCCATGATCCACCATCAGGTATTGATTTGCGATAATAGTCAGCGCCAAACCAAAACTCCTCATGGCAATTCAATCCGAAGTCATCATAAAGAAATTCTTGATTGTCACCCTTCACCGGAGAATAAGTCTTATTACCTTCAGGTTTCGTACTCGGCAACTTGCTATAATCCGTGTCAAGGTTCATTCCATACGGTGGGTCAGTCAATATCATCTTAGGGATGCCCAAGGCAAGCGCACTCCTAAAGATTAGGCGATCATCGCAATCCCCACATATCAGTTGGTGATTGCCTAACATCCATACCTGTCCATATTCCACACCCCACTTCTGCCTTAATTCTTCAGCCTTATCAATTTCAGGCTCTGCATCATCGTCAATCGGCTGTGTATATTTCTTAATGAAATTCAGGTAGCCATAGAAGGTAGGTTCTTTATTCTTGCCGACGCAATCATCAATAAATTCGTCAATGTAATCCGCAGGGAAATCCAACAACTTGGTGCGCCGGCTCCATTCCTTCTTATCGAAGCCATAATCGGATAGCTTATAGGAGGTGACGATATCGTCACTTCCTATAAATCTATTGCCGTGATATTGGCTTATATTCGGCTCAATCAGTTCGGTGGTCTTGCGCTTGGCTAATAAGTAGATACGCCCATACTCAATCACCTTCTCATAATCTCGCTGTTCGCTGGCAAGCGCCTGTTGTGCCTTAGATACCCCCTCAATCTTAAATGTCACCTTTGGATCTGTTGCTATTGCAATCTGACGTTCAATCTCTGATATCTCTTGTAACTGCTTATCTTCCATTCATTACTCCTGTATTTTTGGTTGGTAGCCGTCTTATGGGTGGGTGTTCAATTTCTTATAGGTACTCCTTTCGCAGGTTGCCGCTCCTAAAATTCCTGAGCGGCGTGTTGTGCCTTTTACAGAAATGGAGTGCCGGCGTATGTTGGTGGCCGTCTTATGGGTGGGCATCAATCGGCA